GCCCGGGGAAAATAGAATATCAGAACTGTTAAATGAGAAACGTTATTTAAAAGAAATAGGTGAAGATTTTTCTCACATCGATGCTGAGATATTTCAGATTACAGGTCGAGTACTAGAGGCCGATGGTGGACGTATAGGATATGCTGGTGCAGGAGTTGTTTCTGGTCTTGCAAACGTAGCTAAACCAATGGCATCAAATAAACTAAAGGATAGTGCAATGGGGCTCGGAGCTTTAGGCGCAGTATACAAGTTAGCAAAAGCCTCTCCTGCGGGAGCTATGATGGCTCTATTTGAACCAACAGAAGTAAATGCAAGCGAAGTAGTTCTCGATAAAATAGGTTACGAATATATGGGTAAAATGGACGACAAAATGATTGAAGGTGACGATGGAGCAATGTATAGCATTAATGATCTTTTAGAGTTTTACACTCCAGAAGAAATACAACAGTTTATATAGGAAAAAAATATGCCAATAGAAAAAGATATGCCTTTAAATGAACAAATGAAGTTTAATTTAGAAGCAGAAAATGTTTTACCCGAAGATGTTGAATTATTAAATGATGAAACTGAATTAGATGAAGATGGAGGTGCTACAATTAATTTTGGTCCTGATGCTCCCGTAGAAGAAGAGCACATCTCTAATTTAGCTGAATTTATGGATGAGTCTGATTTAGCTTCAATATCAGATGATTTGATGGAAGCGTATGAAGCAGATGATGATTCTAGAGCAGAATGGGCGTCCACCTATGCAGAAGGTTTAGGCTTATTAGGTATGTCGTATGAAGATCGAAGCGATCCGTTTCCCGGTGCGTCTGGTGTAACACACCCACTACTTGCAGAATCAGTAACACAGTTTCAAGCGCAATCATACAAAGAATTATTTCCATCAGGTGGCCCTGTAAAAACTCAAATCATGGGTGCAACCAATCCACAAGTCGAAGCACAATCAAAACGTGTAAAAGAATATATGAATTACCAGCTTTCCCATGTCATGGAGGAGTATGAGCCCGAACTTGATCAAATGTTATTTCATCTTCCATTGTCAGGTTCGGCGTTTCGTAAAATTTACTTTGATGAAAAACTAGGTAGACCCGTTTCCAAATTTGTATCATCTCAAGATTTAGTTGTTCCTTACGATTCTACAGATCTAATGACATGTATGCGAATTACTCATGTTGTTAAGATGTCAGCAAACGACGTGCGTAAATATCAAGCAACAGGTTTCTATAGAGATATTGAATTAGATGAGCCGGGTGATCCAGACACAGATGCAGTAAAAGAAAAAATTGATTCTCTTGATGGTAAGAAAAGAATTTATACAAAAGATGACATACATACAATTTTAGAAATACACACTGATTTAGATTTGCCCGGATACGAAGATGCCAATGAGGCAGGCGAAGAAAGTGGTATCAGTTTACCTTATATTGTAACTATTGATGAGAGTTCATCAACTGTACTGTCAATACGTAGAAACTGGAATGAAGCAGATAAATTTAAAAACAAAAAACAATATTTTGTGCACTACAAATTTTTACCCGGCCTTGGCTTTTATGGTTTTGGTCTTATTCACATGCTTGGTGGTTTATCAAAGTCTGCAACCTCTATATTACGACAACTTATTGACGCCGGCACACTCGCAAACTTACCCTCTGGTTTCAAAGCAAGAGGCTTACGTATCCGCGATGATGATCAACCTCTAGTTCCCGGAGAATTTAGAGACGTTGATGCTCCAGCGGGGGACATTGCAGGATCGCTTGTACCACTACCATACAAAGAGCCGTCTGGCACATTGTATCAGCTATTAGGTTTTGTAATTGAAAGCGGTAAATCATTTGCTGCTGTTGCTGACATGAAACTCGGTGAAGGTAACGAAGTAAACCCTGTTGGTACAACTATGGCTCTTCTTGAGAGAGGCATGAAAGTTATGTCTGCAATTCACAAAAGAATGCATTCTGCTCAAGGAAAAGAATTTAAGTTGTTAGCAAAATTATTTGCAGCAACATTACCTCAGAACTATCCTTATCAAATTGTAGGTGCGGAACAAACAATTATGTCTCAAGATTTTGATGGACGTATTGATGTAATACCTGTATCTGACCCAAACATTTTTTCAGTAACACAACGTGTGACTTTGGCACAACAACAATTACAACTAGCGCAAGCTGCGCCACAGATGCACAGCTTACCTGAAGCATACAGAAGAATGTATGAAGCTATGGGCGTACAAAACATTGAGGCTTTGATGCCACCTCCACCTCAACCTCAACCAAAAGACCCTGCGCTAGAGAACGCAGAGTTAACCGCAGGCATGACAGCACAAGCATTTCCGGGACAAAATCATCAAGCACATATTGCTTCCCATATAGTACTGCTCGGTAGTGCAATTACAAAAACGAACCCACAAGTTATGTCAAACATACAGGCACATATTATGCAACATATCTCATTGCTAGCCCAAGAAGATATACAGGAATCAATGCAAGAATCAATGCAGGAACAAATGCAGCAAGCTCAAGGATCATCTCCAGAAGAGATGCAACAAATACAACAGCAGGCTATGGCAGAAATGCAAAACCTAGTTGCGGTTCGTCAATCTCAGTTAATAGCTGAGTACATTGAAGATATGGATGAAATGTTAAATGTGAATCAAGAGGACCCACTTGTTGAACTAAAACAAAAAGAATTAGACATTCGAAGTGAAGAAAACGAACGTAAAGAAAAAGAAGCTCGAGCTAAACTTGCACTAGAAAAAGACAAAGCTGAAGCACGAGAACAAACTGACAAAGAAAAAATTGATCAACAAAAAGATGCTATCGCTCTTCGCTCTGCTATTGCGATAGAAAAATTAGAAAACGAATCAGAACAAAAAGTGTTGGACAAAGCAGAGAAGATCACTAAAAATCTAAGTGATACGTTTGGGGGCATATAATTGTGGAAGAGTTTGGTTTAAGTTCTAAAGGAAGTGCTGTCCTTAATCGTCTAATGGAAATGGGCATGACACAAGAAGAGGCTATGCAAAGAATAAGTGAAATGGCTCAAAGTGGTTCTTACGATTTAGGTAATATTGCGTTAATGGATAGAGAAAATAAAATGGACGGTGGCATGATGATTATTGGGCACAATGATGTTGCAAATTCTGGGATAGCAGATATATTAGAAAAATACAGAACGATTAGATCTAACTTATAAAGAAATAATGGACGGATTATATTTAAGCGAAAAGCTTTTGCGTATTATACGCAACAAAAAACAGCAAACAACGGACTACGTTATGCAGGGTACGGTAGAAGAATCTACGGACTATGCAAAAATGATGGGCCGTTTTCGTGCTTTGGAAGAAATCGAAGGGGAAATACAAGACATAATGAAACAAGGAGAAGAAAACGATTTATGATCACAGAAGTAGAAATAACAGAAAGTATGTTAAACGAAGCGCAGATCAAAGCAGATCAAATGGGAACTTTAAACAATAGTATAACTTCAGGTGCTGGAAACATAGTGGGTTTTCTAGGTGAGATAATAGCTTTTTCAATACTAGGCGGGGAGCAAAGCAATACTTTTAACCACGATATAATTACATTGGATGGGAAAAAAGTAGATGTAAAATGCAAAAAACAAAGTCCAGATTATCCGCCTTTAGATTATTACGCGTGTAGTGTCGCTGCTTATAACACAAAACAAAATTGTGATTATTATGCTTTTACTCGAGTACATAAAGATTATAAAAAGGGGTGGTTTCTTGGTGTTTACCCTAAAAATAAATATTTTACAGACGCTGTTTTTTTAAAAAAAGGGTCTATTGATCCCTCGTCTTCAAACAATTATACTGTTAAAGCCGACTGTTATAATTTACCAATAAATAAATTGCATTCTGCAATAGATCAAGGAGAATAAAACGATGAGTGATTTAATATTGCCCACGCGCATGGCGAAAGCCAGAAAAAAAGATAAAATAAAAGTTGCTGAAGAAGGTAAGACAGTAGCTGAACTAGAAGAAAAACAAAAGGAAGTAGAAAAAATATATGGACAACGAGAATCTAAATACTTGGACCCTGATAATATTGACGGCGATATTGCTGAAAAGCTACCTCGTCCCACTGGTTGGAGGGTTTTAATTTTACCATATTTAGGCGCTGAACGTACAAAAGGCGGTGTTATCTTGTCTGATCAAACCCGAGAAAGAGAGCAATTAGCTACCGTTTGCGGTTATGTGGTGGCCACTGGCCCTGATGCGTATGGCGATACCAACAAATTTCCTGAAGGTCCGTGGTGCAAAAAGGGCGATTGGGTGATCTTTGCCCGTTATGCGGGGTCAAGATTAAAAATAGATGGTGGTGATTTAAGACTCTTGAATGATGATGAAATACTTGCTATAATACAGGATCCGACTGACATCTTACACATGTAAGTCATCTTGCAACAATTAACCATGGAGACCAAGAACCATGCCAGAGGCAGAAAAAATACAGGACGATAAAATCGTCGACATCGATACCAGCGGACCTTCCGTTGATATTGAACTAGAAGAATCAAAAATAAACCCGGTAGAAGATAATGAAGAACAACCAGAAGAGAGTGTTGTCGCCGATGACGCAGTTGAGAAATCTGATGTCAGCAATGATGTTCAAGAACAACGGCCAACGGACAACGGTGAATTACAAGACTACAGCGATAAAGTTCAAAAACGAATAGCAAAGCTTGTAGGAAAACTCAGAGAATCAGAACGTCGTGAAGAAGCGGCGATGAAGTATGCTCAAGGTCTTAAAGAAACAAAAGACGATCTTGAACAACGTTATGCTGACACAAATCAAAACTATGTGTCTAGTCTTGAGTCTGAGTCATTAGCTCAAATAGAAGAAGCTAAATTAAAATTAAAAAAAGCTATTGAGGACGGCAATGTTGACATACAAGCTGAAGCACAAGGTGCATTGGCTAAAGCAACGTTAAATGCTGAACGTGCTAAAATTCAAAAAGAACAACTTGAATATCAAGCACAACAATTTCAGCAACAAAGAGAAATACCTCAACAGCAACCTCAACAATACCAACAACCACAGCAGCCAGCACCTGCTCCAGATCCGAAAGCAAACAGCTGGGCAGAGAAAAACACGTGGTTTGGTCAAGATGAAGCAATGACGTACACAGCGTTTGCGATTCATAGAAAACTTGTGGAAGAAGAAGGGTATGACCCACGTTCTGATGATTATTACGAACAAGTTGATCGTAGAATTAAAGAACAATTTCCAAACAAGTTTGAGACAGAAAAACCGCAGAAAAAGATTGACCAGACAGTGGCTCCTGCGGTAAGATCAGTTTCCAAAAAAGGAAAACGCACTGTGAGACTCACACCATCACAAGTTGCGATAGCGAAGAAACTTGGTGTGCCATTAGAAGAATATGCTAAATACGTGAAGGAGTAAGCATTATGACAAATAAAACAAGAACCTCACGCTCATCTCAAACTAGAGATAAAACTGCCAAAAGGCAGCCATGGCGACCACCATCTAGATTAGACGCGCCACAAGCACCTGATGGATTTCAATATCGTTGGATTCGAGCTGAAATCATGGGTCAAGAAGACAAGAAAAACGTTTCTTCTCGTATTCGAGAAGGCTATGAACTTGTTAGACTTGAAGAATTAGGTGACTTCGATGCCCCTACTATTGAAGAGGGAAAGCAAGAAGGCGTTGTTGCTGTAGGTGGATTACTGCTAGCCAAAATACCCGTTGAAATTGCAGAAGAGCGTAAAGCTTATTTTGCTAAACAAACTTCCGATCAACAACAAGCAGTTGATAATAGTTTGTTAAGGGAGCAGCACCCTAGTATGCCTATAGACAATCCAAATAGGCAAACAAGAGTATCTTTTGGCGGTGCCAAGAAACAAGATTAGTTTCTAACACACGAATTCATTGCCAGAATTAAAATCGGATTATTAACAATAACTAATAATTTATTAGTCTAAGGAGGACTATAATTATGGCAAATAAAGACGCAGCCTTTGGTTTTAAACCCGTAAGGCATTTA